CAACACCTTTATCTTTATATTCGAATGCTAGATTACCTGTGTTAGCATACTTATCTGTCTTAATTTCAAACTTAATCTCTCTTTCACAGAATATTTTAATAAATTAAATATAAAAGTAAAAATAAAATAAGAATATGAAACTAACATTTGGAAAACACAAAGGAAAGACCGTAGCATGGATAAAAAAGAATGATGAAAACTATTACAACTGGGGTTTAGAAAATATACCTAACATATTTAATAAACCAAAGAAAGAAAAGAAAGAAAAAGAGATTGAACTATCAGAGGAACCTATTAAAAAGATACATGATTTCAACTACAATTTCATATGGCATGATTCTTATCCAAAAGACATGCACGAAAGAATGCTAAAACACTGGAATAAATAAGAAAAGCCACTCGATTTGAGTGGCTTTTCTTATTATAATATAAAGATACTATAAAAAATCCATGCCTATAAAAAAAGGTATTTGGAACCTAATATATATTATAACAAACAAAGACAAACAAAAAAAAAACAAAAAAGAATATGAAAAAACAAAACGAAAGAGTCCATAACTTACTTATGGGTTCAAAATCAGACAAAGGTTTATATACCTATGGTCCCGAAGGAATAATAATAAACTTTGGATATCTAAAAGGTCAAAACATTTCTAAATATTATATTGAAAATCCTGAAGGAGTTTTAGAATACTTAGAAAGAATTTTAGAAAACGAGGATGTTCCTTACAAAACTTGGTTTCACACATTATCTGTAATAGACGATTTAAAATTAAACAGATTCTAATGAAGACTAAGTATAACACAAACAGAACAGACCAGTTTAATGGAGATTTAGATTGGGGAAAATGGGGTGAAAGCACAATGTGGCCTTGGATTGAAAAGTTCTTTACAAGAGGAGATAAGAAACTTTCTTACTGGTACGATTCAGACTATGAGGCAAGAGATATGAAAGGTTCGGATAAGAAAGCTATGTTAAAAAGTTATGACTTAAAGTTTGGTCTTTACTATGGTAACAAAATATTCTGTGAAAGAGAGATTAAGTTTGAAATTAAGACAGATAAGTATGCTAACACAGGTAATCTAGCATTCGAATATAAAGATAAAGGTGTTGAAAGTGGTGTATTCACAACAGCGGCAGAATATTTTGTTTATTTCATGCCTAGATTCGAGAAGGATAATATCTACATTATCAAATGTGATAAGTTAAAAGCACTTCTATCAGAAGATAAATGGAAAATATACTATAACTATGGTGGAGATTTAAACAAGACCTTAAACTTCATCATACCTAAGAACGAGTTTGATGTGGATTTTATCGCTTGTGGTGGTAGAATAGAGACGATGACTAATGTTTCTATTCCAGAAGAGTTTGGACTCAGTAGGTTCAATGAAAGTGGTAAAGTAGTTTATCAGGGTACCACTCTAAAGAAATACGATGATGATTTAGAGTTCTAAAAGAAAAGACGGCCTTAGTTGCCGTCTTTTTTATTGTCTTTACTTTCCTTATCTTCATCATTCCTTATTAAAGACAATAACAACATCTTGTTATTAGTTATGTAAGTTTTCTTTTTCTTCTTTTCTTTTTCCTTATTCATATTTAATCTCTTTGAATTTTCCATTAAGTGCTTCAAATGTGCTTTCCATATCTTTTGGTAGCAAATCTATACCCATAGCAAAGGTGTCATAACAAGCAAGTATTTTATCAAAGTTGCTATTGTAATACTCTGTTGCGAATATTGCTTCTATCCTATGTTGAAAACTAACTATTACATCATACCTAAACCTCTCAAACAACTCAACTATATAATCAACATCGTCTGTCTTAATCTTTTTCTTTAACCATTTATCTCTAATGGCATCAATATATTCATTGTGCATTGCGTTCATTTCTTCTAATATAATAGACTTTAACTCATCATATGACACATAGTCTAACTCTTTAACTAAAAACTCTTTAAATCGTCTCTTACACACATCTACTTTAAAGTTGGAGAAGTCTATACACATCTTAGTTTTAGTAGCATCATATGTTCCACTCGTAAAGAACTTTTTAAATGATATTTCTTTCTTAACTCTATCACAGGTATTGAAAATATCGTGGTTAGAAAGGTCTTTAATCTTTCTTTCTACCTTTCTTCTAAACATCCAAGTAAAAAATCCTGATAGTTTAAATGCTTTAATCTTTTCAACAAAAGCATCTTTAAATATATAGATGCTTATTGACCATATAACTAGGAACAATATCATTAAAGGACTTAACCCCCAGTTTTGTATATTTTTAAATAACTCTTCTATCATGATTAGCAACATTCATTTGGGTCCACATTATTACTTGGTGGATTTGGTCCTCTATATCCTCTCTTACTGGTATGTATTCCTGAAAAATAGTTTGACTTGTTTGGTGTTATACCAAATGTTTCAGAAGTTGTATAGAATTCTGGGAAGTCAGATGGATGATTCTTAATATAGTCCTTCATTCTTTCCGAATAAAACTCTGCATTTGTTCTTACCTGGTCTCTTAACCACTTTATCTCATCAACACCAGATGGTTGAGAACTATCAGAACTCTTTTGAGATACTGCCTTATTAGTAAGTCTAAAATTTATGAATGGTAAAGCATGATAAACAACCCACTCACATAAAGCAGGTTGAACATAATCCTTTATTAAGGTTCTATATGCACCAGTAAAGTTAGGACAATCATTTACAAGTTTGTTGTATAGATTAGAACCTAATGTTTCCTGAACATTTAAATCTTGTGCTTTCAATATGAACTTCGTTATGAGGTCCGCATCTACATTGTTTTCTATGACGCTGTACTTAAATACATAGTCCGTGTTTATGAATTGTGCTCTCATTGTTGTTCATTTATTTTTTGTAAGTCAAGTGCATACTTATTTAGAACCAGTTTACTTTGGCTACCATTGAAACTTAATAGTCTTGTGAACGTATCTTCAACAATAGTTTGCTTTGGTCCTATATACATTGATTGAAATATCTCTAAGCTTTCTAATATCACAGATTTTTGACCAAGCTCACCTGGAGTTGATACACCCATTAAACCTGGATTAGTAATACTATGTCCTGTTAGAATACCTTCTGTAATCTCTTTGTTTAGTTGAATGAATCTTTCATCACTATCATTAAGTTGTATTGGTGTAATCTCTGCTGCTCTTTCTTTTCCATCAGCGAATAAGAACATTACTTTACCAGCGTTTCTAGCACCACTAAAATCGTCTTGTAGTTGTCTAACAACATCAGACATCTCATCTTCGCTAGGAATAGTGTTGAAGTTTACAACCATTGATGGTGCGAATCCATTCTTAACTTGATTAAGATGAAATAAAGATATCTCATATTCTAACTCAATCCAGTTTACACAAGATAAGTATTCTGGTTGCCCGTAGAATTCCACTCCTGGTCTATACTCTTTAACATAAAGTATTTGAGATGAAGTTGGGTTCTTTGGATTATACACTGGATATTTAATAGGAGCAAACTTTCTTAGATTAGTCCAATCATTAGAATAAAATACAGATTTACCATCTTCTGATAATCTTACTTTGTTAGCAGGTATATAGTTTACTTCAGCAATCTTATTTCTATCTTTAGAATAGATTATCTCTAATGCGAAGGCACCAAATAACTCTAAATCATATGAACTTCTAAAAGCAATCTCATTTAAGTTCATAACATTGTAAGGATTAGATACAAAACTAACTGCAATACCATCTAAACCATTTAAGTCAAATCCATTACCACCAATCATCATTGATTTTCTTTTTAGAATAGCGTTGTGTTTAGCACTTCTATTCATCAATGATATTAAGTAGTCAGGGTAAAGGTTATCTTCACCATAACTAATATAACCAGCTCTTGTACTCTTTTCAATGTATTGAGGAGCATGAGATGTTGTTAAGTCAAAGTTATGAACGATAAGTTGAACACTTTTATTTTCTTCTTCTTTCATTTTCTTATTTATTTTTTATAGCTCGTTAAATACTTTTGTCGTATCAGAGTTATTATCTGTAAAGCTAACTATAGTATCGCTTATCTTAGATTGAGTTCCTTCTATTATTAGAATACCACTTTCAACTTCACCAATAATATTACTTAAATTTAAATCGTATTGAGTTGAAACTTCATACACAAAATAGTCATATTGTCCTGGTGTGGCATCTATAATAACATCTGCACCAGTTGGTGTAAATGGAGTACCAACAGACATTGTAAAACTATCATAGTAATAAGAGTTAGAATTGTTATCAGGAGCAAATACATACTCATCAAAACTATCTCTATTTACTATTTTCCATATATAATATGGATTTAATAGATTAGTCGTTTTTTCCTTTAAGGTTGCTATTATTGACCTGCTTTGTGTTGTCGATAGGTATAACATTTTCGTTTTCTATTTTTATATCCTCAAATAAATCTGGGTATTTTGTATACATAAAAGGATATAGACTCGGGTCTATAAACTTTCCAAGCACCGTTGTCTTGTCGAATGGTATATAGATAGGCATCTCTGCATATCCAGCTTTTAGTTTGTATTCCATTATATGACTTTTTATTTACAATATATTAGATTAACGTTTTTTCTAACATATAAACAAAAAACCCTCTCCTAGAAAAGAAGAGGGAAAAGGGTTAAAAGAATATGAAAAGTCCTTTTTTTATTTTATTATTTAATCACATTAAGTGCAGCAGAAGATGCAACGATATGAGCAGGTTCTGGTTCTTTCGCTAAGAAAGTTAAAACCACACCGTTTAAGTCTCCGTATGCTTTACCAACCCCTGGAGTTGCAGCAGATACTCTTACCGGATTTTGTTTACCCATTAGGTGATACACGCCTCTTTGGTCTTTAATTATAATTCTCCATTTACCAGAACCTAATAAAAGAATTTGATTTCTTAAAGCAGCATCAAGTTTGTGAAGTGTTATAGTTAATGTTTGCTCATAAAAAGCAGTTCCGTTCTCTGTAGAGAAAACTCCGTTTTCTGTATAAGAACCAGTTTCGATTTCTTGTTCGAATGTATAGAAAGATACGGTAGCACCAGAGAAAGTAGCGATGATATTGTCAGTTCCTAAAACGTAAGTCATAGAATCTCCATTGAATTCACCAATATATACTTCTTGAATACCTCCAACATTGTCTCTACATCCTAAAGTATATCCATTTGTTAAAACACAAGCCATTTTTATATTTATTTATTTTTATAGATATAAGGGGCCGTAGCCCCATCTATATCTTATTTGTTTTTTTAGATTACGCAGTTTTGATAACTACATAAGCTGGGAAAGCAACTTGTGCTCCAACTTTCAACTTAGCTCTAAAGTAAGTGATGTTGTCTCTTTGGTCATACCAGAATTGGAAACCATCTCCGTTTCTTGCTTCACCAAAACTATCTGTACCGAAGTATAAGTTAGATGCTGGAGTAAGAATCATTTCGTTTCTTCCGTTTAATCCTCTTGTAGCTACGATTCTAACGTTAGTGTTAGTGTAGTTTTCAATAACGAATACCGCTTTGTTTTGACCATCAAAACCGAAGTAGTAGTTAGCGTCTCTTAATGCTTTAGTAAGAGTTCTGAAGTTAGCGTGAGACATAAACAAAGTTAAGTCAGCAGCTTCTAAAACGTCTACTGGTAAAGCAGCAATCATAGCGTCAACCGTATCGATAGCGTTAGCAGTTGTTAAAGCACCAGTTGCAGAGAAAGTTGAACCAACAACAGATGCAGTAGCAGAAGTGTTAGTAAGGATTTCTAAGATACCTGTGTTCAATGCGAAAGAAGCACCGTATCTAGATGTAGGAGAACCTTTCCAGAATGCGTCTTCAACGTATTGTCCGATTTTCTCTACTTTGTTAGCTAAGTAAAGTTGGTTGAAAGATTCAGGAGCGAACTCATTATAAGAACCTTCTTTAGCCAATTGACCTACCCAGTATTGTTCGAACTCATCTACACAGATAGACTCTTCGATTTTGATTGCAGATACAGAGATTTCTCTTTGAGAAAGTACCGTACTTCCAGCTGGAGAGATTGTTCCACAACCACCAGCAGCTGCTGTTAAAGTGTTTGTTAATAGATTGATGCTATCTGCATATTTAATCCCTGATTGAATAGAGATAAAATCAAAAGTAGAACCAACTAAAACAGATTCTTTCAATAAAATACCAGAAAGTTCATTCGTGTATTTTGTCAAGTTTGATAAATTTAATGTTGCCATTTTTTATTTTTTATTTTTTTTATGGTTTCAAAAACCTTTGTTTTTATCTGTTCTTTCTTGCCATCTCTCTGATAGAAAGAATGTCAGGAATACCTGCAGATGATTTTTTATCTTCAACAGATTTGAACTCAGATGGTTCAACTCTGATTGGCTCAACAGATGGTTGCTCTGCTATTTTAGAGAACTCTACTGCCATTTTTTCATTGCCTTTAGCCATTTCAGCAATCATTTCCTCGCATTTAGTGATTCTTTCCATAAGCTCTAACATTTTGTCGTCAGCCTCTGGTGCTTCTTCTTCCTCTGGTGCTTCTTCAACTGCAGGAACCTCTTCTTCAACAGGTACTTCTTCTGCCATTGGCTCTTCAATCGGTGCTTCAGAACTAACTAATGCACTAACCTTACCACCTGAAACAACAATCTTAACTCCTGAATCCAAGATATATTCATTGTCAGCCAAAGGAACATTGTTTCCATCTGCATCAACCGAATAAACTTCAGACCCAACAAGAAGTTCCTCGTCTGGAGATGTAATCATTAAATCACCAGCTTTAACCTCCAAGAATTTAGAAGCAACTACTTCTTCTTTACCTGAAATGAGGTCCTTCAACTGCGACTTAATCTTGTCTATTAAATCCATTTTGTCTTTCATTTTTTACATTTATTTTTATACTATACAATATGTTATATAGTTGCGTTTTTCTGGTTTTTGTTATTTTTTTTTCATTTCGAAGATATCCAGTAAATCTTCTAGTGTCAAATCATCAATACTAAACTCTTTTGAAAGAGAAACAAGTTGCTGTCCTAACAATCCTTCAATAGAAAATCCAAACTTTCCATTACCTTTTACCTCTGCATTCCAAAAACTAGTATCCTCAATCTTTACTTTAATCATATAAGTTCCTTTAGGTACTTCAAATCCATATTTTCTACTCTTGTCATATACCTCATCTTCAACAATCCAATCTTCTAATATAAAAGCATTCACCATCTGATTTGAATGGTCAATGTTTATTCTTCTATTAGAACCAAACTTATTGAATTTCTCAACCATCTTTTCAATAGTTGCTTCTGTAAATACAACATAGTATTGTCCATACTTCTCATCCTCTCTGTAGATTCTCATATTAGGAATCAAAGCAGGTCCAACAATAATCTGTTTGTCATCAACTTCTTTGAATGCCATCTCCATCTTATCACTAAACATCATACCTTTCATCATAATAGCTGGTTCATCAACTAAACTTATTAGTTGAATACCAGTTTCATCTTCATCATTTACAACTATTTCATAACAAGGTAAAGTATCCTTATCTAACTTTTTAAGTTTTCCTTTAACACCAAATCTTTGTTTGGCTTCAAACTCACTCTTTGCTTCATGACAAGTATCACAAGCGTCTTCTTGTAAGATAAACTCGTTATCAACTATCTTACATTTACAATTTGGGTGTATATCTGCGTTCATATCTATAATATATTTTTTGAATCCTTTTTTCTGGATTACTCAATCTTTGCTCTGTCTTCTATAACAGCCACTTTATTTTGTGTAGATGTTATATCTGTTTCAGAAACATAAACCTTAATAGGTGCTGGTGTTCCTGTAGTAGTTGCAGGTTGATTCTGTGCACCTAAACCCATAAATTGTGCTGGTTGAAAAGTAGTTCTTTCACCGCCACCTTCACCGCCACCACCAGCACCAGCAATAGAAGGAGCACCTCCAACATCACCACTTGGTCCTGCATCAAACTTAGTAGAGTTTATTTTGCTAATATTCATCGCAGTCATTACACCAACAGCACCTGCTAATATACCACCAACGATTGGTCCTGCAATAGGTCCTAATGACATAGCACCAGTAAATGCAGTAACTGCACCAGTTAAACCTGCAATAGTAGCAGAAGCAATCCTCATCTTTTTATCAATCTCAAATGCCTTTCTTTTCTCTTCTGTTTCCTTTGCTTTTGCTTTCTTATCTAAATCTGCAATAGATTTATCATATTGTTCTTTACTAATCTTTCCAGCTTTGTATTGGTCATCAAGAGTTTTTCTCTCAGCAGTTGTAGATAATTGTATATCGACAAGTTTTGCATCTAACTTTTCTTTGTTATTAGAAACCATTGCATTGATTACACCATTTAATGTTCCACCAATAGCTTCTGTATAAGCAGCAACTTTTTCGGTCATACTATCAAACTTTTCATTTGCAAGTTCTGTAAAATCTGCGATACCTGTAAGTGCATTTGATATTAAATCAGCACCTAAAGCATTACCCTCACCTCTAATACTCTTAAAGGCATTAGCTATCTGGTTTAAACCACCAATAATAGCTTGTCTTTGATTAGCCTCAACTTCTAATATAGCATCAGAGTTAGCTTTCTCAGCATTTAATCTTGCTTGTCTATATTTTTCTCTAATTTCTTCTTTCTTTGCCTCATTATCACCCGCTTGTTGTAGTTCAAGTTGTTCGTTGGTATCAATAGCACTTAATGTAGCAACATAAACTTCATCTATAAGTGCGATTCTTTCAACACCTTTTGCTTTACTTTGGTCAAGATTGAATTGTGCCGCAGAAAGTTCTGTTTGAGACACCGTATTAATGTTATCAAGTTTGTATTGTGTAATCTGATTGTCAATAGCTTTAATCTGATTAGAACTTTCTAGTTCAATCTTCTTTCTTTCTTCTGCACTAAGCTCTGTATTCTGTAATAGAACCTTTGTGTTGGCTTCAATCTGTGCCTTCTGAGCATTGAATCGTTCCTCATCATTTGATGCTTGTAAAACCGCTATATCAGCAGCAGCAAGTGCCATCTTGTTTTCTTTATCTTGAGCAATCTTATTAAAATCTTCCTGTAATTTAGTTCTCTTGTCAATATTCTCTTGATAGATTACCGTAAGTTGGTCCTGTGTAAGTCCTAATGCCTTTGCATTTTTCTTTTGAAATGCTTCAATAGCATTCATAGATTTTATTTCGGCATCTACTCTTGCTTGAGTACCTTCTTCAGTCTTAGAAATCATAGCAGCCTCGGAATCTTCTAATGCCTTTAGTTGTTTTCCAATACCATCTTTATATTTATCATAGTTTTCTTTTGCAGTAGCAGCCTTTTGTTCTGTTGCTCTTTTGGTAATCTTATTTTCTTCGTTATCAAAATATTTTACAATCTCTAATCTAGCAGCATCTAAGTCAGTTGTACTTTGTTTCAACCTCTTAGCTTCTCTAATCTGTAAATCAATCTTAGAAAGTTCCTCTTGCTCAGTTATTTTAAGCTGTTCCTTAGCTCTTGTATTCTCGTCTTGAATGTTCTTCAACTTCCAAGACGCAAGAATGTCTGTACTCTTCTTATTTGCGTCTATGATTGCCTTTTGCTTTTGCTCTTCAATAGATTCAATAGCTTTTGCATTAGCTTTATAGTCTTTCTCTCTTTCTTCAAGCTGTTTCTTTTGCTCATCAGTCAATTCACCACCAGCCTCAACAAGTTTATTAAGAGCATCAATCTCCATCTTGTTTGCAGCTTGTGATTTTGTAAGTCTTTCTTCTTCTATATCATACTCACTTTTAGAAACATCAATCTTTTTACCAAGTTTCTTTTCTAATAACTTAATCTCTTCATCTGTTAGATTATTGGTAAGTTTAAGAAGGTCTTGTTTACTTTTTGCTTCTTCATCAGCAGCCTTTCTTCTTTTCTCTGCATTCTCTGTTGCTTTCTTAGCATATTCTTCTTCGGCATGTGTTGTAAGTCCTAACCAATCTGTTAGTTTCTCAAACATATCAACAACAAATCCAATCGCTTTCTTAATCGCATCTAAAATTGGTTTCAAAAGACCCAATGAGTCCATCAACTTTACAATAGCAACAACAACAAGAGCTATAACAGCACCGATAAGGAATATAGGATTCGTCAAAAGAGCTTTCCCTAATGACATAAAAGTACCACCTAAATCTTTTACGGTTCCACCAAGATTTGCCATTGTGCCTTTCATAGCAGCCAATCCTTTCAATGGAGAACCATCTGGTCCTAATGGTGAGAACGCAGTAGTAAGTCCCTCAACACCTATCTTAGCCTTATCGAAGTCTAGATTCATTATAGACTCTTTAAGTAGTCCAAATGAGCCCGTAAGACGTTCTACAGGTGTTCCTTCTAATGTCTTTGTCTTATCTTGAATATCTCCAATGGCATCTCTTGTCTCTGCTAATCTTTTAGCAGCACCAGATGCGGCAGTTGATAGTCTATCAAACGCAGGACCGGAAGAATCTCCGGCCTGTGCTTGAAGTTCATTCAACTCTATAAGGGCTCTTTTAAGTTGTCCCAATGATTTTGCGGCCTCTGCCGATTCGACAGCGGTCTTAATCTTTAATTCTATGTCTTGTGCCATTTTCTTATAGTGTTATTTTTTTATTATGAATCTTTAGATAAGATAGTAATCCACCATCATTAAGATATTTGCTATAAAGATTCATAAGATTTTTTTGTTTGTATTCGTAATCATTTGGTTTATTATGAAAAATATCCAAACATATTATATCATACTTTTCGTCGCTTTTAAATTCATATGCATCTACACAATGATAAATCATATCATTACCAATATATTTATTCATTGATATTACATCTTCATTACAATCTATACCTGTGAAAGATTTTATATTTTCATTATACTTCCAGTTATTATATAACAAACCGAATCCGATTCCAACAAATAGAATATTACCATATGGTTCTATATCACCAAATGAATCATTGTATAATTTGATGACACCTTTATTCTGGTACATTATCAAATCATTACAATAGTATAGCTCATCACCAATAAGCGATACATTATTGCTTTTGTAATCTTTCAATTCTATTTTATTTATCATTGCTATTATTGTTTAATCATTAGTATACCGGCAGCATCTAATGGTGCTGCTCCACCACCTGTAGTCTGATATAAATTACCTGTTATCAATCCAGCAGATGAGGCTGCCGCATCATCATCGTATGCCGGAATCCCAAGTAATGAAAATGATGTTGGTTTTATAGTTTGTGTTATAGTATTCGTTCCATCAGTTGCGATTATATTTGAATATCCACTTGGAGCATCTAAGTCATGTGTTATAGTATTAGTTCCATCAGTTGATATATTTGATATCAAACCATTACCATAAGTCGTATATGAGATTGGGTCTGTCGATGTATATGGAAATGGTGCCTGTCCTATATTTGTATATGCTCTTGAGAATACATTTACTTCCTCGGCTTTATCTCTATTGTTTATTATATCTGCGATATTATCACCAGGGTGAGAATCAACCCCAAGGCCAACATTTATTTCTCCACCTTTAGCATTTACAATAGAATTTAATATTGGTTGTGTTGTAGAATTTATTAGTTTAAAATCAAATGCGGATGTTTCTATAGTTGTTGATTCGATAAGAGAGCCACCTAACTTAATATCACCCGTTGAAAATGTCAAACCATTGATAACATTTGTGAAAGAAGAATCAACATAAGCCTTATCAACTAATGAGTAAGTTGTGAATAATCCAAGTGTTGTATTATCATTTTTATATTCTAAAACATTTGACATCAAACCCGTAATCGCTATGTCTCCAGCAGCCTGAACAGATATGCTCGCGTCTGTTGTTCCATCAGTTGCTAATATATCTATTGTACCATCACCAAGAGTAGAAGATATAGATGTGTTTAATGTACCTAATGTTTGGTCTATTCTCCAATCCCAATCTTTTCTTATTCTGAATGTTGAACTTGTTGTGTCTCCAACAGATACATAGTCAAATGTTCCGTCATTACCATATTCAACCATTAAAGTATTATCAGTGTTATGTTTTATACCATAACCACTTTCTACTAATATACTATGTGTTCCAGTTGTATTTCCGTTAGTCAATACCTTTTCTAATGTAGCTGTCAAATCACCTGAAGGTCCAGTTGCACCAATCATACCATTGATTCCTGATGTTCCAGAAGTTCCATTTACACCATTGATTCCTGATGTTCCAGAAGTTCCATTTACACCATTGATTCCTGAAGTTCCTGAAGTTCCTGAAGTTCCACTTATACCACTTGTTCCTGATGTACCATCTACACCATTAGCACCAGTAGCACCTTGAGGTCCAGCAGGTCCAGTTGCACCATCTATACCATCAGCACCATTTAATCCTGGTAATCCTTGTGGCCCAGTAGCACCAACAACACCAGCAACAGCAACATCAACATATGCTTTATCAATAATACTTCTATCTGTAAATGTAGAAGAGTAATCAGCAGTATATTGTAATCCAAGACCATTGTCTGTTGTAATATCAACACTTGATGTTCCTAATTTAAATCTATTTGTTGTAAATCCATCAGTTGCAGATATATCTAAATAGTCAGGTGTCATATCAAATCTTGATGTATATACAGAGTCAGAAGAAAATAGATTCATATTGTATCCATCTAATGAAAAGATTGTAGAGTTTGAACCCCAGATTGAATCTAACGACACTTCATTTATAGTTGAACCATAATCTAAACTTAATCTTCCAGCACCATTAGATGAACTAATAGATGTACCAGTTCCCATTATAATACTTTGAGTTCCACTATTGTTTCCTAATGTAAGTACTTCTTCTAATGTTTGAGCACCAGTTCCTGCATGACCATCAACATAAGCCTTATCAACTAATGAATAAGTTGTAAATGATGCGCTATAATCACCAGCATATTCAATACCTTTAGTAGAATCAACAAGAATTCTATCTGGGAATATTTTAAGGTCTGTATTATATGTAGAATCCTCTGCATGTAAGTAAACATATTCGTCTCCGATATTAAGGAATCTCTCACCAGATGCACTTGTTATAAATGAGGCACTTGCCATTATTATATTGTTGCCATTAGTTGTATTTCCTGCTGTTAATACTTCTGATAAAGATAATGAAATACTTCCTGATGCACCAATCATTTGAAATTGTTTTATCTCATCGCCTATTCTTATATAAACTTTACCATCATCCTCTGCAACTGCTATCTCACTCAAACATAGGTCATACATAGTCCATGAACCATCTGTAAAATCCTCACTTGTAGGTACAGAAAATGTTATTCCATTTATACCATATATTGTGTGGTGAGACATTCTACTATTTTGTGTAATAATTCCCATAAATCTTTTTATATTTTTTATAGAATATATACCATAAGGTATTTTTCTAATACTATTAAGCGTTATTTATTTGACCACTCCAGAAATTATTAGCAGGTGTTTCTCTACTACCATCAACATAGCTAACCGTATCATATGAACCAAGATTTCTAACAGCATTTCTAGAACCGGATACTAAATTTACAATTTTACTATCAGAAAATGGATTTAGTATCTCATTTCTACCAGCATTTATGTAGTTTGGTGCAATAGCAATCTTTGAGGTGATTACAAGCGTGTCGCTTTGTGCGACCCTTGCATTGCTACCTATAACCATTGCTCGTTGAACTGCAGGTGCTACATAGTTATTATCACCAACAACAAGTGCAGATGATGCCATTGCTTCAACCCTATTGTTATTTCCTAATACACTAACAGAACTAGCCATTGCAACTCTGTTATTACTACCCCAAACAGATAGATTACGACCAGACACAATATTATCTCTACCAAAAATTGCACTATCTGCCGCTTGCCATGAGACATTTGATATATTAGAGTTCCAAACACCGGCTGGTTCCATATTCCATCTCCAAGGAGTATCTCTACCCAACCATGGTTTATTAACTGCTACGTCAGTCCAAGGAAGATTAGGATTAGTTTTGCTCTGAGTATTTATAATAGTAATATATTTAGTCTTAATAAGTTCAACCTTTACAACCGTATCAACAGCAGGGTTATAATTTATTATCTTATTTACTTTATAGTATTGTTCATCTATAAATATATTATCATTGAATCTAAATTCTGCAATATCGTCGGCAGTTAAATAAAAACTAGCGGTAATGATTCTACTATCCTTATCACTAATCTCATTCATATAGTTTTGCCAATAAACTTTGTATAAGTTATCATTAGTAATCCTATCACTTAAAAAATCATATGTTCCTTTGTTCTGTCCAAAATTTAAATCGTACTTTGGATTATAAGGATTGTCTAAGTGTCCTAAATATGGTATCGTACTATATGTTTTCGTAGTTGATGTTCCCGAAGATGTCGTATATTGCATTTTCCAAGTATCACCTGATGTATATGAAGGCAATAAACCATCTAATGGTGTACAGGTACCTGCAACTGCCGCTCCAGAACCAACTTCCCACCAAGGTAAATCAATACCGATAGTTCTTGTATCATATATTTCTGTGATTCTAAACTTACCTGTTAGTTTTGGTTTAAGTGCACCACCATCTGATTGTACAATCTGTATATAATCACCAACCTGATATCCTGGATGTGCCAAATTCGTGAATCCAACCGTTGTTAAATAGATATTAGAACTTGTTGGTCTTACTTGATAATCACTATATACCCATGTTTTTGTAGTCGATGAATAGAATCTTGTAAGTATTCTCGGAATAGAATCTGTTGGTGTAAACCCACTCGTTCCTTGTTTTGCAATAACTGGTATAGGAAACTTCACGGATTTTGATAGTTTTACTAAAGGTGTTGGTGCAAAACTAGTTTCTATTACTTTTTTACCCGCAATAAAATCATTATCCAACATAAAATCATATTGACCATATGTTTGTTCCCAAAGTCCTTTATAGTTTGAGTTATAATAATCTGAATCGTCTTTATATTTAAAAGTTGTCTGTCTATTCTGTGTCTCACCTAAAATCTGTTCCTCTATTACAACATTTCTATCCAATTTTTTAGTCCAGTTTTTAACTTTACCCATCTTATAATAATCATCACGTGGTTCTATTATAAGAGTCTTTGGATGTTCTTTTGATGGTTCAATATAAAGGTTAAACATTTTTATTATAGATGTTAAAAAGTCTTTCTGTTTGAACTTTTCAGGTAACATCGCACCTGCATCTATAGTCTCACCTGGATTTATTGTTGTATCTAATTCATTATAGATTCTAGTTCCAGGATTAAAAGTTATCAAAGGTTCACTCCATTTAAGTGTTGTATTTTGACCACCTACAACCGGTGCTTCCATATTTGAATTACCAACCGTTGTTCTAATATCTGTATTATATGCAGCATATTCAATAGATACCCATACGGTTTCAAAATATTGAAGTTTTTTCCAATCACCACTAGTAGCATTTAGCATATCCGTTTGTATAGTTCCTGTGAATCTTAATCCGGTACTATCAACAACTAATCCTGGTATACTTGTAGTATTGAAAGAAAGAGGTGCAATAGAACCATTTACAGGAATCGGATAACCACCTTCTACATTCACATTCATATTAGGATTATGACTTCTTCTAAAAGAGATTGTTGTCTTTCCACCAGTCAATATTGGTTTTATTCTAAAAGTTAAATCAAAGTCTGTTTTAAATCTAACTCCAGTTGGTACTGCAGGAGGTGTATAATACCAACCTTTCATCATAGTTGCAGCCAAAGAACCTGTATCTAATGTAGGTGTGAAAACATTATTAGGGTCTCCATTTGGATATGACTCATCGGTATATCTAACTCTTATAGGTCTTCCTGCATTACTTGATGGTGCACCACCCGTGTTTGATGCCAATTGAACGGCAACTTGTGTAGAACTATTTGGCACGACAGCCTTCCAGTTGCTAACCACTGGTGAACCACCACCCAATCCACCCATTGAACCTGAGTTCGCCTTTGTAGGAGTAGTTGCAACCTGTGCAGTGCTATTACCAACAGAGAATCTATTAGCAGTTCCTGTTTTTGTTCTAGCCATTAAAGATTTATTTGATGGCATGTAAAGATTTTTAAATAATCTAGTATTTAAAAATGTAGATTCATATCTATATCCAGCAGTTTTAAATATTTTATCAAATAAATATTTAACATTCATTGCCGGTTTTAAATCCTTAATCTTCGCGTTTATTGTTGATATATCCCAGTTATTACCATAGTCAATAAGAGGATAATAATATCCTTTAGTCCAATCATAATTCCAACTTGCCTCTATTGTTGGTTGGTCCCAGTTATGGTCTAACTCTGAAATATTTAAGTCTGTAAGATAACTATCACCAACTTCCTTAAAGAAATTGTCATTATCAGCATATATTACAACCTCATACTCTGCTTTATTAGCATCTCTATCAACATAAGCCTTTCTTAGTTGTAAATATCCTTCTAATACAACAATAGTATCAACAAGAATATAAGCCTTTGACTTTTTGTTTGGATTGAAACTAGCATCAACAGATAGATTTGATATATCACCAAATATTCTTCTATTATTAGATGTCTCAGGAATCTTAATAGTCTTTGAGAATGATGAATTCCTAGCACCAATATCCATAATATCTGCTATATTATATGTTAAAGAGATTGGTTCTTCTTTATAGGTATCGATATATTGCTTAACGCCACTTACCTCTACCATTATTTCAAATCTTGCCATATTCTATGTTATTATTTAGTATTTATATATCATGATGTCGCATGATTTAGTCGTTTTGTATATTCATTTTGTTGGCCATCTTATAGTTCACCGTCAAGTTAAATATTCTATCTCTCATCGCAGTCTTATTCTCATATTTAGTGTCTGTGATAACAATAGGAATCTTGTTAGTTCCTTCTATCAAATAAACATCCGGTGATGTTATAAGCTCTTCCAGCCACGCACATTCCTTTTCTGTAATCCAGTTGGTGTTCATTGAGAATACTTCATCTACATCAGTTGCGAATACCGTAGTTCCTCTATCACCAATATTATAGTTCCAATCTAAAGTTCTATTATATTCTTCTTTTTTAACAGATACACTTCTTTTACTATCCATTGTGAAGTTGAAATAGTCATAACCACCAATTCTATTCATAAAACAAACTCTCTTCTTAATATATGGAGAACAAGTATTATCAATAACATAAGTTTTTATTTCACTTAATTGAGCATATGATTTCTTTAATACATACGTGTAATATGAACATGTATTTACATAAGAAAGATTTGGATATGAACCAACCATCGATAATAGATTTTTAGGTCCTACACCGAAATCAACTCTTCTATATGTATTTCCTGTTAGTGGTATAGTAGTTGTTGATAATACACCACCATTCGCATTATAGAAAGTTATATTTATTGTTGGTGAACTAGGTGAAGTAGAACTTAATATACCACCTAATGTTTCATAATCTGTTAGTTGAACTTTTTTGCTACCTGGATAATTTGACATGAAGTTTTTAGGAGGTGTTGTTGGAGTATATAACTCCATATTATACAACGTATCAAAATTAGTCGTTCTTTCTGTATATTGTCTTGTTCCATTATAGCAATCTCTATCACTGCTTGTTGCTTGATATCTCAATACATTTATAATAGAGCCAGATTCATTCGTTGATGATATACCATATGTCTTATCAGTCTTGTATGATGTTGATGATATAACCTGTGTAATAGATGCTGTACCATCATAACCCGCATTTACTTGCTTATTGTTTTTATCAATAGTTATTATGTCATTAAGTGAAAAATAGTTAGCACTGGTGAAGTTAAGTTGTAGTTTACCACCATTGTTAGAAGTTGATACAAATGATATATTTGGATTATATTCCGCACCATATGTTATGTTATATCTTATTAAAGAGTTATCTACACGATTGTAAGATACAATAAATGGATTTATAGTAGGAATAAAATATGATTTCAATCTTTTATGCGGTGAAAAAACTGCCACACCAGATGGATTCGGTGGGACTTTATATACACCACCAGATTTGAACGCATTTGTGAATGGTTCTGTCTTATAATTTACCTTATATACATACTTATAGTTTGTGTTTGTATATGAAGTTGTATCAGAAAGTTGATACCATAACTCTTTGTTTGCTGGTGCCAACACATCCGGTTGTGTTATAACAGATATTGCCATTATTGTATTATTATTTTGTCTATCATATCCTTCAGGTCTTCACCTGCGGCTTTCTCGATTAGTTGTTTCTTTTTAGAATATATATCATCTATGGTTTTTCTAACCTTATTTATTCCTTTTATCCCGTTCTTAGATATGCTCTTTGATATGATAACAGCTCTAGCAACATTAGATATAAACCTACCGCTCTTCTTATTCCTGTATTGTTTAATCTTTCTAACACTTGCCCATTTCATAATAGGTCCAATAGGAGGTGGTGTCGCACCTGGCTTTCTACCTTTATCAACATTCTTTAAATAAGGTGCTGCCAATAACTCTACTATAAGCATATCGGCGGTCTCTATGAGACGATAATCGATTGACCTTACAAGATTACCTGTGGCAACTTTGTCTGCGTCTATGAGCTCCTTTACGATTCCTTTTACAAGGTCCTCTCCTAGCTCATCCATTGCTTTCTTTAATGCGGATGTATTCATATCAATATACCTTTTGTATTTGTTGTTTTAAGAGCTTCTATGACATCATTGTTGTTATCGTAATGTGTATCTATATCCAATGATATAATCTTCTCTACCTTCGCTTTATTTGAACCAGTAGCATATACTCTTGATTTAGGAATACCCAACTCTTCTGCTCTTTTTAACATAGGGTCTACATTACCTCTCGCAGATATAATATAAACATTTACACCTAATGATATAAGTCGCTTGGCTCTATCCATCATTTTAGGTGTTGTAAGTGTTTCATCATAGTCAAAAGAAACTTTCTTTACTTCAAATCCACCTTCAATGGCGATTCCTTGTGCTATTGCTTTCTTTTTTCCTTCAGGTCCTGTATAACATTTACCTTCATCACCCCATTTATAACCGGATTTACCTCCGATTTGACAATCTTTTATTGGCATATTGTTTTATTATTTTTATAGAGTGTATAATAACTTATACTTTTCAGGTAATGCTGCATATAGTTCTGGTTTTGCCAATACTAGTTGCTCTGTTATAGTTTGTTCAACAGATACATGAACTTCAATAGTATATTCCCATGCGATTATTTCTTCTATACCGATATTAGACGGAACTATCTTTACATATAAAGTTCCATCATCAAATCTTATAGCATTTTTTAATTTAACATCAAATATTTCCATTTTATTTTATTTTATTTTTTAATAAGACCAGTAGCCTATATATCCTTGGTTGAATTTAACAGCAGCTGCAGAACCACCATTACTTCTATGTCCTTGAAATGAAAGTGCAGTTGTACTTGCTATACCACTTGAGAAAGTTCCAACCGCCTCGGCACCATTATCAACATTTAAAATTCTATAATATACTATGGATGTTGTACCATATACTCCTGCATCCGGATTAAAAAGTTCAACATTATACCAATTTGAACCTGTTATTCCAGATGCCGGTTTATTTCTAGCAGGAAAACTAGAACCTAAATCTATTTTATTAGCAGGAGTAGCTACTGCAGTATCTTTATACATAATCTGCATATTTGTATCTGTTGAATCTGCACCGAATCCAATCATCTCTTCTACCCATCCACTAAATGCATTACCAACACCGGTAGGAAGTGCAGTTGTTGCTGCTAATCCAAAAAACTCTGTAGCATTCGCAACATATGTAGCATCATTATTACCAAATGAACCAATAAATCTAAATCCAGAACCAACAAAAAATGGTGATGTAGTTGAATTTCTATATCCTGCAAATGAATTTGTAGTTGTAGATGATGTATATTCATTTCTATTTGCTCTACCAAATGCACCACGATTTGAACTAGGAACAGGAGAACCCACCGTACCATTTGCAGTCATAGTTCCAAGACCGATTGTTGTTGGTGAAGAAACACTTGGTGCATTTATTGCTCCTCTAAATACCCATCTACCATTTATATCTGGGAATGGATTGTTTATCCACTTATTAAGTCCAGAACTCCAATATATTGTTTGTTCATCTAATAATGGATTTGTTATTGAAACATCAGTCAATGATGTAAAAGGTCCATTTGGTCCTGTTGCACCCTGTGGTCCAGTAGCACCATTTACACCTGATGTTCCTGATGTTCCATTTGAACCATCAACACCATTTATACCACTAACTCCCGAAGTACCTGATGTTCCATTTGAACCATCGATACCACTTATACCACTAACTCCTGATGTTCCTGATGTTCCATTTGAACCATTAGCACCATTTACACCCGAAGTTCCACTTGTTCCTGATGAACCATTTATACCACTCGTTCCATTTACACCACTTGTTCCTGATGTTCCTGATGTTCCTGATGTTCCTGATGTTCCTGATGTTCCTGTAGTCCCTGAAGTTCCACTTGTTCCATTTACACCAGAAGTTCCTGATGTTCCTGATATTAAACCAACAGATGTGATAACAAATGAATAATATGATGTTCCTTCTGTATAATATTTTAATACATGTGATGTAGAATCGGTATTATTTACATAGATTTTAACAATCATTCTATTTGTTGGGTCAATAGTTGTTGTTGGTAGAACCAAATCAACCGTTGTTTCTGCTGCTATCAAAGAATCAACCCATGATATTCTTGCAGTATTCGTTGATAATACAGAACCTATTGGTGTCCCAGATGAATCTGCAAGTTGTATTGTAGCATATAATTCTATATTGTCATTTTCTCCAGGTTTCAACATATGAATGTGAAATCTTTGTGTTCCACTCGGTATTACTGCAAATCCTAACTGCTCTGTAATATAACTTGAAACCAAATGATTGTTTGTAGAACCACTTATAGTCTGTGTCAACATAACCTCACCATTTGCAGTAGGTTCTGTAGCCAATACCTTATAACCAGATATAGATGACGTCATACTTTGATTAAAGTAATATGTTTGACCACTTGAAATACCTGCAGGTCCTTGCGAACCAGTTGCACCATTTATTCCTGACGTACCATTAACACCACTCGTTCCATTTACACCAGATGTTCCTGATGTACCTGCAGGTCCTTGAATACCCTGTGAACCATTGATTCCTGACGTACCATTTACACCACTTGTACCAGAAGAACCAGCAACACCTTGAATACCCTGTGAACCATTAACACCGCTTGTTCCATTAACTCCTGATGTACCTGAAGTTCCAGCAGGTCCTTGTGAACCGGTAGCACCATTTACACCAGATGTACCATTAACACCACTCGTACCATTTACTCCTGAAGTTCCAGAAGAACCAGCAACACCTTGAATACCTTGCGAACCATTGATACCTGATGTACCATTTACACCAGATGTTCCAGAAGTTCCAGCTGGTCCTTGAATACCTTGCGAACCATTCACACCAGAAGTTCCATTAACACCTGAAGTTCCAGAAGTTCCTGCAGGTCCTTGCGAACCAGTTGCACCATTGATTCCTGATGTTCCATTTACACCACTCGTACCATTTACACCACTCGTACCATTTACACCAGAAGTTCCTGATGTACCATCTTTACCAATGATTCTATATGCAACTAAACTATTCTCTAATATTGTTTCATAACCTGAAATAGGTTCAATAGGTGTATTACACGGAGTATATCTAATAGGTACTTTAATAGTTATGTCTGCTTGCCATCCATTTACATTATCATCCGTACCTTCAACAACTGGATTCATTGTAATACTTCCATCTAATGAAAGATTCATATCAACATAGTATTTATGTTGAGCAATCTCCTGAATCATTGCATCTAAAATAAAATGTGTGTTTGAAATAGCTTCTTCATAGTTGCTATCTCCCATATTTATCTTATCCATACAGAATATTGTAAAAGATAATAAGTTTTCTTTATATCCATTTGCAGATTTTAATGTCTCACTTTGAGAACTCTCAACCCAGATATAAGGGAATTTCATTTGTCTTGAGGCACCTATGTTATAAGAAGGTCCATAGCCGAAGTCCATAACCATCTTACTCCTTAAAGATAAATCCTTAAAGATTGATATGATTTGATTTATGCTAACCGTATTATTCGCCATATTTTATTTTATTTTTTTGTATTATTGACCTGCTCCAGGTATTTATCTCTTTCATGCCAGTAAGAAAGTAAGTTTAAACACTCAATATAGTTTCTGTCATATATCGCATCGTGTTTTGTTATATCACCATTTGATAATCTATCAACCATTGCTATCCAGCCCCACCTACTATCTAAACTCGGTCCTAAACTCATTGTCTCACTACTTGTACTTCTCCCATATAATCCTTTATACTGGTTGTATATTACTTTTTCCCATTCAAAAAAAAATTGATTGGGGCCATCAAAGCATATACAGGTTGTGTCATGAATATTTCTTTTCTTTCTTCAATACCTTCTGCATCAAACTTGTCTTGAACCCATTCACCATCTACTTCTTTACCAGGTCTCAATATAACCGAAAGTATATACGGAATAGAGTCTGCCTCGTTTGGTATATTCTGTTGTAATGTCTTCATAGAGATGTATTCACCCATCGTCAGCTTGTTTAAATCTTTCGGGAATACATAATCTACTCCTTCAATGTTTATGTATCTTAAAACGTCCCATTTTGGTTCAACATGTAAGAAAGATAAAAGTTCAATCAACTCAGAAACCTTTGTAATCTCTAAATCATCACCTTCATTATCTTCTAAATCACATAGAACCTCAATAAGTTTAAGAATGTATAGTTCCTGTATAGTTGTATTTCTTCTTAAATCATCTAAACGAGCAATCTCTACATACTTTTTCAATGTAATCTCTTTCCAGTCTGTTGGCATTGTAACCACTCTATTGTTTAATTCAAAACTTGTCATAATTCTTTTATTCTTTTCTAACAATATATCTTTACATTTGTTTTTCTAATGGCAACATATCTTTTCTCTTACTGCGAACTTAACACTCGCTGGTGGCTAAGGCCGCGAGTTATTCGCGATAAGATTGTTTGATGAGGTGGTGGGGAACCAAAATATATTATATTAGTATTTATATATCATGATGTTGCATGTTTTAAGAAGTTAAGATAACCAAATAATATAATAATATAATATATATATCATGTATCTGTTCTTCACTTTAAGACAATTAAGAAGTTAAGATTCCTCAATACACAACAGACACAACACACACATATAGGACACGGCAGACATATAGGATACTATTTGTTTACACTTTTTGCATAACCCTTGATTTCATTAAGGATTTTTTATGGTGTTAAGACAATTAAGAAGTTAGGATTCCTCAACACACAACATATAAACACACATATAGAACACGGCGGACATATAAGATACTATTTGTGTCGTCTTTTTGCATAACCCTTGATTTCATTAAGGATTTTTTATGGTGTTTTAAACAAAAGCGCGAGCCCAACGAGCATGCGTTCTAAATATCTATAAAGAATCCACATATACAAAAAACAACTTTTGAAACCTAATATATACAATAAAGAAAGAAACAAAGATAATAGAAAACATGCAACATGGCTTTAAACAATCCACCTTTCCAAAAAACGGTATTTAGAACCTAATATATACAATAAGAAAAAAAACAAAGAATATGAAAGCAACACACACACAATCTTGGTCTAAAAGACCATGCAAACGAATCAGAGACCCATTCGAATCAGGGAACTATTGTGAGGTCTTATCACAAGATATCGAACTGGCAATATCATCACTTCTATTAGAAGGTGCCAAAACCAACATTAGGAATGTTGATGAAAGAATCAAACTTATTGTTCTTTATGGAATGGAATATGATTATCTATTAGATGATTCAAACAACGGCTCGGAATATAGAGAACAAGCTGCCATCATCGCTAGAAAACAATACACATCATTCTATCAATAGTTTTGAAATAATGCCGCGATCGCGGCATTATTTCAAAACACTAAGAGTTAATAGTGAATCCTAAAGATGTTCTTACTATGATTCTTATTCTCATAACACCACCTTGCAATGGCTAAACTCATTACACAATCATCATGAAATCCATTGTCTGCCATGAACTTTAGATTACCATTGTTGTTTTGCTTGAAGATGAATGCCTCTAGTTCTATACGAAGGTACTCATCCTGCACCAACAAGAACTCTTTCATGTTGAATAGGTGAATCAACCTATTTATTATCTCTGGCTTCGTCTTACCATTCGTATTGAAGTCTTCTATGTTAGACATCTTTCTTTTCAGGTCCTGATAGATTGTCAATCCCTGATTGTTATTCTCTATAACAACCTTCTGAAACTTCCACATCTTGTTTATCTCCTGTATCTTTTCTATGAGTTCTGGTGCTTCCGTATTCTCCCACCTATAGTATTTCACTAGATTTCCTTTATCGTCGATTATAGAGAGCACAGACGCGTCATTTATTATTCCAATATCAATGCCTGCAAAGTATCTTCCACCTTCTTTAGGTTCATTCTGTTCCTCTAATATCATTACATCAGATATGTTGTTGAACACAGATGAACTATCTACGAATTCTGCTTCAATCTCTTGTTGAAATAGTTTAGGTGGCAATGTTTCTCTAAACATATTGATTAGGTCCTCATTAGCAAATGGTGAATCATAGGTAGAATACCTCATCGACTTCCATTTAGGAAGTTTCTGACCATTTAAGAAGTACTCATATAGATAGTTCTTACCTTTTGGTGTAGATATGAATAGACATTTCTTACCTCTAACATTCAACATCGGCATTAGAATAGTCTCAATAGTTTCTTTCTTAATAAAAGCAGCCTCATCTAATATCATATAGTCTACAGATTGACCTCTTAATGAATCTTCAGACATTGCGGACCTAAATAAAATCTTTGATGTGTTATTTAAAACAATCTCTGTATCACCTCTCGGCATCTTCTTTGATTTGATACAACCACTATCTATGATGGCATTGACTATTTCTTTATATACCTTCTGTGCCTGAGCATCTGTTGGTGAGACCCAGTATGTTGTTGAGTTAGGATTGTTGAGAGCCCAATAGATTGCCATATTCTCGGCGATTGTTGTTTTACCAAATTCTTTCCCCCACTTCAATTAAGAAGCGGGGGCCACGCAAATTGGCGGCCAATTATAGCCACCACAAAAAAGATATTCGGGTCAAGACATGCCTTAACAATCTCCATTTGTTTTTCGTGAGGTTGTAATAATTCTATAATCATACCGCCTTAAATTTATATTTTTTATGCGATTTTCTTCTACCGCTAGTTATTGCAGATATCTTTGATGACCAATTCTTAAACTCTTTTTTGGTGTTAATATCATATCTATCTAATTTCAAATAATCTCTAATGAATATATTTATACCATCAAATCTTCCAACATAATTATCATCATAATATACATCAATAACTCTTTTATCTTTTCTATCATTAATTAGTCTATTTCTATCTTCCAATGACCAACCATTCTTAGCAGGTGGTTCTATGCCACCCTTTCTCTTATTATAAATTGGTTTATACATTTCAATATAATATATTTCTAACTCTTGCCAATCTTTCTCAACACTATCAAGTATAGATAATATCGGCTTCTCACCAATAGATAATAAATTAATAATCCAATTATTTTTATCTTTATTCTCTTTGTTAGCACGAAGATGTGCCATGTACCTTCTTTTCGGTTCTTTACTCTTACCTATATACTTTATTTGAAAGTCAATAGGGTCAATAAGTGCATAAATATAATACATAATCATTTGTATTTTTATTATAATATAAATGTCGTCCGTTTTTTCTGGTATAGGA